TTGTTCTAATTTAGAACATAACACTTCATTACTATCTGTAAATCTATATAAAGAATTATCATTTAAATTGTAACAGTAAGTAATAATTCCATATCTATTTAATTTATCATTAATTTCTTCTAAGGATTCTCCAAAAATAAAATCTTTAATATAATGATTATTATTTTTTATTGCTGTAGAAAGATGTCCACTGGCTAATTTATATCCAAAACTTCTAATATATTCTTCTCCTTCTGGTAAGGAATTAAAAGCTTTTGACATTTCTCCAGTTTTAAAGTTATATAGATATAAATTATATTTCTTTGGAGGATTTGAATTTTTATAATTTTCTAATGCTTCTTTTTTTGAATTTCCAAATGTAAAACAAGAAGTATAACTTTTATTTCTTATTGAATCTACTATTTTAGTCCAAGATATTTCTTTATATCCTAAATCCAAAAGTTGATTTTCCATATCTTCTCTAGACTTAGCTGAAAAGTATTCTCCAGTTTCAAAATTATATCCCCATGTTTCTTTTTTATGTAATTCTGATAATATTTTTTTATGTTTAATAGAACATGGAGTTTCTAAATGTCCTTGTCCTCCTGAAGTTAAATTATATCCTACTCCGGAAATATTAGATTTATATTTTGCTATATAATATATTTCTTTATTATCCAAATCTTCAATATTACAATATTCTAATATATAGATATTAAATCCTTCCTCTCCATATTTATGGAGTGCTCTATGAAAATAGAGTTCTGGTTTTGTAGAAAAGTGTGTTAAAATCCTTTTATGTAAATCTTTAGCTTGTCCTATATAAATTTTTTTATTTATAATATTTTCAAATAAGTATATTCCACTTTTATGTGGAAGATCTTTTTTATCCCAAATAATTAAATTACTGAAATCGTTCATAATTAGTTTGCAAAAATTAATTAATAAATTCAAAATTATCTTTATTTTTCATTAGTTCGTTAAACTTTGTTTGCCCAAAATATCTTTTTGCTTCTAAACGATTGTTAAATTTTAAATTTAACGGTTTATAAATTATCATAATACAATGTCATTAAATACTCTTCTGTTAATTCTTTTATTCCAGTTTTAGTAGTTGGGTTCCATATATGATTCTTAAAGAGTTCTCTCATTGTAGGGCGAGATTTATCTTTTTTAATAAAGCATACTCTTCTAATATCATCTATGTTAGAACGAACTATTACTTTTATTACATCTTTCATATAATCCTCTAGTTCATTGTTAGGGGATTTTTCTTTTTTAATTGGATTATCTATAATTTCTATATCATCTATAGATAATTTCATTCTTTTTAATTTTTTCTCCAGATTTGGAGTAGTAATTATTGTTCCTTTATATTTAAATGTTATTTCCATAGTACCTCTACTCCGACTCGAACGGAGACTAAGAGATTTAGAGTCTCCTGTGACTAACCTTTACACCATAGAGGAATAATAAGCTTTAGATGCCTTTCTAAAGCTAGAATAATTAATATCTTACTTTACAATCGGCCAGATATTAACTAAGTAATTTTTGAAATTCCTTGATCTTTCTCTTTGCTATTTCCTTAGTTTTAGTTTTTACAGAATCAATTACTTTTTTGTAATCCTTAGAATTGTAAAGTTCATCTAGATTAAACAGTCTATCATTTTCCTGCAATTCTTCTAAAACTTCTGAAAATAGACTATCATCAACTTTCTTCAGCCATTCTTCAAATTCTTTCTTATCTTTATTTTCTAAGAGTTTTACTTTAATAGTTAAAGTATTCCCTTCTTTTGTTGAATCTATTACAAAATGAGTATCATTATCTTGATATTCTTGATGTAATTCTTCCATGCCCATCAATTCTGATATTAGGGTTTTTAATATTTCTTCTTTTTTCATGACAATATAAATATATCTACTATTTTATAAAGACAAATTTAAAAATTGTTAAATTATATGAATTTTGTATATTTTAATTCTACGTCTTTCATATCATCTTTCATTTTTAGTCTTTGTTCATTTGAAAACAACTTAATACAATAGTTAAATAAATATTTTTCTTCTTCATATGCTTCAACTACTTCTGCTAATGTATTCTTAAGATTTTTAATTTCTAAATTTTCTTGAGCTTCTATAATATTATATAATTGTTTGTATAATTTCCAAGTTATAATTATTTCTTCATTATATTCCATCCATTCATTTTTTATAATATATTTTTTAAGTAATGAATGAAGTAAATTTTCATGAATTTCATTTCCTTCAAAACTATCTATTAATTCAAATTCTGCGCAATGAGTATTATATTGTTTCATTCTTTTATGTACATTATCTGCTTTTCCTATTTTTAAATATTCTTTATTATTTCTTCCAAACTCTTTAATTAAATATAACATAATTATACTATTATTTTATTTTCTTCTTGTATTTTATCAGCCAATTCTAGATAAGCTTTTTTATAAGTTTCAGCTTCCTTACATTTATCTTCATATTTTTTCTCCCAGTTATCCATTTTCTCTTCTACTGTAGTTAATCTATTTTCATGAGATATAATTGCATCACAAACTGCTTTATTGTATTCAGCAAATAGATAATACTTAGTTCCTTTATGGTTATTGTTTACTAAATCAGCTTTAGCTTGATAAACTATTTCCATATAATTCTTAGCTATTAATGAATTTTCACATTTTCTTATAGTAGATGGAGGCATATTGATTTTATTAGACAATTCATAACTAGAATATTCTATCTTTCCTTTTCCTGTTTCTTTACTTAACATAAATTCTTGAGAAGCCGCTAAATAAGATTTTTCTGTAAAGGTTAAATTATTATTATATAAAAAGTCATATGAAAAACATTCAAATTTTTTGTAAGGACTAAATGTATATCTCTTTTTTCTTTTATTTATCTCTTCTATTTTAATATATCCTTCAGATTCTAATAACTTTAGAGATTTTCTAATTGTAGGTTCTGAAGCTCCACATCTTTCTGAAATTTTAGCTAATGAAGGAAAACAATCATGTGTTTCTCCATTTTCAAAGCTTTTTAATGCTAAATATATTAGCTTATCCTTAGGAGTTAATTCAGAATTTTCTTTTTCTGATGGCAATTCTATATGTTGTTTCATAGTTCTAATTTATTTTTCTAAAATCATTTTCCAAAATTTATTTTCGATAAGCACCAGATTTCTAATGTTGAGCAAGAAATTATGTAAAAATTTTTTACTTTGAGCATAGGATTATTAAACTTGAGCACCAATTTTCGACTAACTATACTTATTACTATACTTAAGATAAACTATACTTAAGGCTGTGCGGCCATTATTTTTTGGATGGAGTTTAACACTTGTATAAAAATTTTTTCTAAAATTTTATTTTTTGAAATTTTTTTTTATTTTTTAAAATTTTTTTCTAAAATTTTTTTTATTTTTTTTATTGTGAAAATGACGGCACACCCACCCTTCAGTCCCCCCACCATATTGGATGTAAAAATCAAATATAATTCACATTTATTCACAAAAAAATTACAATTATGAAAAAGAATGAATTTATTGAAATGGTAACAGTTGTCAATGGTCAGACTCGTGAAACTCTGGCAGTAAGTCCGCTTGCTGTGGGAGATGTTCTCAAACTGACCAAGTCAGAACCTCGTGACGTAAACGGCAATAAGTTTGTTGCCCTGCTGACTGACGATGAGCAAATGATTTCTGCAAATCAAGTGCTTCGTAGCGGTAACGGCATCAACTTCGGCACTAAAGACCTCAAGGCTGCTGCTGAGAAGTTGTTCGACGCCGTTAATTCGGCTGCTGGTCTGACACTGACTATCGCCAAGACTTACAAGTCTACTTCGGCTGCTGGCAATGTTCGCAACAATTATCGCTTCAACGCTATCCAGTTGTAAAAAATTGGGGAGTTTTATATTCCCCTTTTATTAGTATGTATATTCCATTAGGTGAAATACTAACAATTAGAGGCGAAGTATTTGATGAAACTTTAGTTGATTTGGATACAGGCGTTAAATTACCAACAAAACAAAAAATTCAAACAAAAAAATCAGGCTACATTAAATTCATCAGAAATGGTGATGGAGTATGTGATGTACTCCAAATTGTGGATTATGATTTTACATGAGGAGGGAAAGAAATTTCTCTCCTCACTTTTAATTAAAATGAATTATTATGGAAGATAGAGAAATAGCTGGAATGTTAGGCTGCTTATTTTGGGTAGCCATTGGAATAATGAGTATTATATTATTTTATGGTACAGCGAGATAGTATGTTTAAAAAGGTATTTTTAAGTACAGGGTGATGAATTTAGATTTTAAGTAAGTATAGTAAATATTTTGAGGAAAGTGATAAATGATAGAAGACATCTGAAATCATCACCCTTTCATTTTCTCAATTTCAGGGGTTTAGTGTATAAAATTGTGAATTGTAATAAGGTTTTGGTGAAAATTCTCTGGTAAGAGATATGCTCGAAGGCACTGCTGTCGACGCCAACAAAACCATCCAAACTTACACAAACTCAATTCCAAAGTTGGCTGCTTTCCAATAGAATATAAAAATTTCATTATAAATATTGAAAAAATTTTGAACTTTAAAAAATGAGAAAAATTTAAAAAATTTTTTCAACTTTGCCAGTTTATATCCAGAAAATCCTATAAAAATGTTTAAATAATACCTCTGACGAGTCTTTGAAAATTAAGACGAAATCTAGAAATAACTTAATTATTTTCGATGATCAGGTATAAATAAACAAACAAACAACAATATGGAAGAAAAAGTTTTATTAGGCATTATGTCTGCAACTATTTATGCAAGTATGCCACAGTCAGCTAAAGATAATGGTTTTGGTATTATTAATGCTGTTGGCCAAGCTCGTGAGTTATTAAACGAAATTAAAAGACAAACAACAAACAACTAGCAATATGAAACAGATGAACAAAAAAGAATTTAAGGAGTTTACGGACAAATTATTTCCTGTAATGTCTCCTGCTCAACAACGGAAGGCACTAAATCAGCTTGTTAAACAAGCTAATGAGAATAGTAGAAAACAGGCTATCCTAGATCCTCTTAGTAGAATTCCAAGAGCATAACAGGCAGCACAAATAAAAATAATTGAAACGTCAAGTCTTCCGACGTATAAGTGGAGGATATAAAATAAATTCTTTCGATATTCAACTCCTATATCCAAGAAGGGAGTATAAATAAAAAACTTGGTTCCGAAAATGTGAGTATTCCACTATATCGGATAAAATAATGTCGGAATTCTAAAACACGGTGGGGTCGAATGTGTATAGTGAGGTGATAACCTATTCCTTACAAACTCTTTGTTATCTGGAGTATAAACTAAACGTGGTCAATCACTAGGAGATAACTAAGTGTAATTCACAGTCTACAGCTGTGACTTCTCGTTGGTAGTGTATAGAAGTAAAATGTTCAAAACTATCCCCGAAATCTCAGTATATCCGTAGAGACGTAGGGTTAAAAAGAGTGAGGATGTAGTATCAAAAAGTGCTTTAGTCATAAGGTTAACCTCTTATGTACATTGTTCACAATATATGCCAGTATATTGTGTTCCGTATCTTTGTATGCTGGCACATACAATTGACGTAAGTAGACTTAATTACCTTTTGGGTCTGATTGAATGTTAAGCTCGATGTCCAATGCAGTGAGGACATAATATTTATTAATCAAATTAGACTTTTAATGTTTTCGAAATTCAAAAAAAAGCATACTTAGCACTTGCATAGCTAATAGATGTTTTGCCTTAGAAATAAGGATTTTGTACGAGATGTAGCAAGAAAGTCGTAACACATAGAAGTTCTCTTATTTACGGAGAATGGCTTTAGAAAATATAGACAGGAGAGTAGTAAGTGTTGAGGGTACTGTCATAATTTAACAATATGGAAAGTAATATTCAACTCGGAATTTCACTGATGATTACTGGAAGTTCTAATAAGTCCAGATTTGCCATAATAGATGTATATGCTATATAGGTAGCCCAGAAACGAGTATAAATAAGTGGGAGAAATTGTTAAGTTTGTTTGCTCCTCACATCAATATGGGTGTGAGGAGATTTTTAAAAACTAAACAATATGAAACAATTAAAACATTTAGCAATATGAGTTACCTTTTAATGAAATCGGAGTTAGAAATTCAAATGAATCATATTACTCCAGATAATTTGACATTAAGCCAGATTATCCCAACCATCAAACAAAAGTATTTGAATGGAGCAAATGACATGGATTCTAAGTGGAGAAAGGCAATTGAAATTTATGCAAAAAGACATAATATACCATTTGCTCCAGGTATGATTAATGAATTATTCAATATTCTTAACAATATGGAATAATTAGAACTTTAACAATATGAAAAAAGTTAATATTTGGCAAGTACTACTTGTCGTTTGTGTATTATTTTGGGTTTGGATAATGTCATTTTTTACATAATGAATGATTGGCTAAAAACACAAAAGGGTTTGCAATACCTTCTACTGAAATTCCCAAATGATTTAGTAGTGAATGCAATTAAAGAATTCCGGACAAATACAAGTTGTCCAAGTTATAAATTTTAACAAACAAACAATATGGAAAAAATTAATGTAGAAAAAGTATGTGCTGGTTATAACACAGCACGTAACGAGAATGTAGGTAAGAAAATGCCTCGTGAGATGGTTATCAACATCTTAAAATCACACGGTATTTCAGAAGCTCTTGCCATTAAGATGTCCCAGAATGATACTCTCTTTACAAGATATAAAAGAGAGAATTGTGGAAGAGGCAAACACATAGGCTATATTTGGCCTTCTGATCCTATTCACGTGAAGATTTTCAGAAATTGGTTATATCCAGCGGATAAACCTTCAGTGGATAAAAAGAAACTCACTTTTGAAGAAGAGTGTGCTGAATATCTGCGTAAGCAAGGTTATCAGCTTAAAAAGTGTGTAGGATTTGATGAGGATGCCTTTAAGAAGGATTATCCTCAACTTTGGAGTAAATACTTAATTTATGAAGAAGTATGACAGTGAAAGATGCCATAATAATAGCAAGGAAGTATAATCTTGAAGCTGAGGTTCGTCAAGAACTAGCTTCGGGATTAACTCCCGAGCAAGCACTTGAAGAATGGGATATATTATGATATTAAAAATTGGAGAATTTCTTCATAAACATTTTGAAGATTTTACAAAACCACTTGTATTAACATTAACATTCTTTGGTATTTTGTTTGCCATAGTTGGGCATTATGGAACAATGGGATTTAATTGGAAGTGGTTTGTATTCTTTGAATTACCTTTGTACATATTTTGTATTTGGGCATTACATGCTGCGTACAAATTGTATAAAATGAGTAAAAAACTATAAAATTCGTATGGAAGGTATTTATTTTATTAAAAATACTGAATCGGTAACCAATCCGACTCTAGAGTGTTCCTTTTAAATCCTGGGTGGAACTAAAAATGCGAAGGGTTTAAAAACCTCCACTGTAAAAAGCTATTACAGATAATCGGAGTGGTTCAGGTTTTCGGCGCGCTGCTTTTACTGAACAATTTTTATTAACAACAAACAAATAACAATATGAAAAAAATTAAAGATAATTTATGGAATAGATTATTTCATTCTAAAAAGCTTGAAGCTTATAAAGAATGGAAAGAAACTGCTAAATCCATTATTGGATGGAATAAGCAGTTGAATCAGGACTTGACAAGAGCATCATCTCTTCAAGAACTTATCAATGTTCATAAGCATGCCTGGGATATTGGGTATCAAAATCCAAATATTGCTCCTTGTGCTTGGGGTATGTTCCGTTGTAATAGTATTCCAGAATTAACTTTAGATACTCTCTATTTAGGAGATATTTGGGGTTTATGGACTAATACAGGTCGATTTTGGGAGGAGCATAAGGATGAAACTATGGCTGGAAATGGTTTTTGTATTGATCCAGAAAAGAAAGTCTATGATCTTATTATGCAACAATATCGTCAACATTTAAGGTTAAATATTAATGCCATTGCAAATAATATTTCAGAAGAACTCTTTTCGAGAAAATAATAAAAAAGTTAGCACCGCAAGCCCTAAAAAAGCACTAGGCGTCCCGTGTGCATCCCATGACCTCCTAAAATACTAGTTTGGAGACCGGATGAAATCCAGATATAAGTATGCGTGCACAGATAAAACTGGAGAACTAACTTTTGGTAAACAACTCCTCACATTCCTCTAAAGTTTGTAGAGAGTTTGAAGTCCGTTTCAATAATTTCTTTTGGACTTCATTTTTTGGCAACAAACGGTTACTTAGTAGAAACTATAAGCAGACTGGTGAGTGATGGCGAAAGATTCCAGTATAAAAACGCTCTCGAAATAAACCTGGGAAATTCTCTAATATCGCAATTTAAATTTGTAAATAGTGAAAACTTTGGCAATAGTTCGATTCTATTGGTTGCCACGTCATAAAAGAGAATCTACACTCTATAATATAGGACCGGTATGTCCGGATAGCATAGTTTGGTTATTAGTGCGTTGTAGTCGTCCCATTTAATTTAGTTCCTGAAATTCCGAATATGTGGATAGTAAGGTTGGGCAACGGAAGACCTCTTCACTGAGATACTCCTATATTTATTATTTAATAACTTTAAACAAACAATGATATGAAATGTCCAACATGTAACAAAGAACTTGGAACTGATAGTTTCATTAGTTCTGATGAACGCTCTATGAAAGAGCATGGAGAATGTTTTGAATGTTCTCTTTGGAGAGAAAGATTACCTCTTGTGGGTAATCCTGATGTAGCAATCATTGATGGTACTTTCTATACCATTGGTGATGAAAATGACTCATCTCCTTTCCGTGGATTTGGTGGTGATAAGTTTGTTATCAATTTTAAAGATGGTAGACAAGTTACTACAACTAATCTCTGGTGTGGTGGTCATATCTCTGATGCTTGGAAATCTCGATTTCCTAATAATGCTGATTTTGATTGGCAATGGAAAAATATTAATGGTAATAATTATTTAATTCCTAAAGAAAAATGAAACCAAAAGAAAAAGAATTTGTATGCAATCTAATTTCATTAGTTGCAAATGCTGTAGCTACAGATACAATATCTGAAGCTGAAGACTATCTTGTGGATCATTATCAAGGTGAGGATAATGATTTAATTGAGCACTCACTAAATATAATGTCTAACATTAAAAACAAACAAACAATATGAATGAAATTGTTTTAGAATGGACAATCATTCCTTCTAATAAATAATTATTATGGAATTTAAAGTGTTAATTCATAAGGGCATGGATACTATTACTCAGTCCTTTAAAATATATTCCGAAGCACTTCAATATAAACAACAGAATGGTGGTTCTATCTATCTAAAAGTTGGAAGTTATGGAAGAAATTGATAGCTACATTAAAAGAGCAGTTACTGATATTGCTCGAAAATGTTATGTCAAAGAAGAGATAATTGTTAGTCATATAAAAAAACTATTTACAGTATGAAAATTAATTTTACAAAACAGCACATGGAGCGTCTGATGGACCTTGCAGATGCGGCTCTGTTTGATAGAACAGTAATCACAACAAAGTTAGGTCAGCCATTAAATATCTATGAGTTGCTTCACACAACAAGTATTAATCAACTTACTGAGATTAAAACAGGTCTCGCTAAGAAGATTGAGAAAGTTGAGGCATCAGATGAATGGATTGCTCCAGATAATGATAAACTTCAGTCAATGAAAGATACTAAGGAATTGGTAAATCTTATCATTGGTTGGAAGCGTTATAATCTTGAGCTTGATGAGAACGCTCGTAAGAAGGAAGAGCTTTCTAAGAAACTTGCTGAACTGAAGGAATCTACTAAGACTCCTGAGGATCGTATCAAGGAACTTGAAGCTCAGCTTAAAGAGCTTGAAGAGTTCTAAATATAATAAGAGTGAAGCTTGATACCGGGATAAAGCAAGGAACGAATGCGATTCCAATTATGAAGTAGAGATAAAACCGCTCGAAGCCACTCTTATTTTAAAATAATAAATTTCCGAGGCTAAACAAGTCGCCAGTATTAAAAACGTAGAAGGCTTAAGGCAAGTTAAATGGTGTGGAGGTATATATCTGAATGCAATAAATCTCTATAGAGTCTTCAGAAGTATGTAGGAAATTTATTTTTCATGGCACATCCTAAAAGAAGATTAGTTACTTACAACAATTAATTATGATACAAGTAGAATTTAATAAAAAGAATGAAAATCCGTTTTACGGATGTAGTAACTGTTTGAAATTAATTGAACAGTCAGCAGGTACTGTAACAAACTCTATGCTCGATGCAGCATGGAATGAAGTTGCACAAGATCTGGAAAAGAAGAAGATGTTCTTCTCTATACTATTCTCTATTGGAGATATTACAGGAAGACAACATAATATCTTTGGTAAGAAGAAGATTGACTCTGGAGGTAATGCCAACAGAGATTCTTTCAATACCATTTTCCACTGGTTGTGGAATAACAATAAGAATCAATTCATTAAGTTCTTGAATGCTCAGTTGTTCAATGAATACACATGTTTTGATTTCTTATTCCAAAATCGTGTGAAGACTAAGGGTTCTAGAGTATTGAAAGTACTCTCTGCTTACAATGATCCTGAGTATAAGAAAGCTCTTCTTAACTATGTATATTCTGTTATTAATGGAACTAATCCATTTAACAAAATGCTCATAGCTAAGTTCTTGACTATTCCTCGCACATCTAAGAGACAAGGTCATAAGAGAATACTTCCCGAAACTCTCAAGATTATGAGAGAGAAGAAAGCTTTCTTAGAGGAACTCTCTAAGATGATGGGCTGGGAGATTGAATATCTTAAGGGCTATCGTGAATGGAGAAAGCAGTACAATGGTGAACTGGAATCTGTTCTATTCTCTACTGGTAAGATTAGTGAATTTACTAAGGATGAATTCCTTAGTTGGTTCGATAAACTTCCAGCACAGGCTCGTTTCAGAGTAAAGAATCGTATTCTTTATTCTAAAAATAAGAGCGATGAATTTAAGTGGAGAGGATTCCAGCGTTGGTTACAAGAATGGGAAACTTTCAAGGAGAATAAGCAGCAAGAGCAGAGAGTTCTTGAAGAGAAGGTTCGTCAAGGACAAGCTTCTGAAGAAGATAAGATTAAGCTTCAGAAAGTAAAGAAGGAAGCTAAAGTAACAACTGGTGCTACTAACTTTAACGAATTGTACAGATCAATTTGTAATGGTAATGTAGATAAGTTGCAACTTGAGTCCTTTGTTCAGAATAAGGTCAATTTACCTTACAATAGTTTGGTAATTATTGATGATTCTGGCTCAATGGGTGGTGCTCCATTTAACTTTGCGAAGTTTATCGCTTCAGTTTGTCTTGTTAAGAATCCAGATGACGATGCTCGTAATTTGATTGGATTCTTCAATACCAACTCTCATTGGCACAGTTTCATTGATCAAACTTCTTCTCGTAGAAATAGTCTTCTTAGAACTCAAATTGCTCAAACTAATACTAAACCATTAGTTGATCCTAAGTTGAGTTTCTATGATAACTATCAGAGAATTAGTAATTTCTGTAGAGCTGTTTATCAGGGAGGTGGAACTCGATTGAATTCAATTCCAAAAGGATTGGAATATATTATTCGTGAGAATCCAGATATGCTTGATACTCTCAAGGAATATCCTATTTGGACAATTTTGTCTGATGGAGATCTAAATTCCTCTTGGAACGCTAAATCAAGTATGTTAGAGTTTCAGAATGATTGTCGTCGTATTCTTGGATATGTTCCATTTGTCGTAATGATTGAAATATCTCGTTACGGACAACCTTCAATTAACAATTTTGAAGGAGTTGAGAATATGATATATATTCCAGGAAATCCTGCTCAGATTGAACAATTCCTTACCAACTTTAAGGATATAGACATCTTTGATGTTTATACTCCACTGTTGAGTATATATCGTTCAAATCGTTATCAACTTGTACGTGAGAATACTCTTTGAGTATTTTAGCATATTATTGAGTTTACTAGAGGAGAGATTTAATTCTCTCTTCTAGTTTTAAATTAGATAATTAAACAAATTTAATAATATGAATGAATTATATTGGATTACAAGATGTGATGGAATTTGTACAGTTGCAATTATATTCTTAGTATTAAGTGCAATTGCATTAAGTTTAGCTCTTTTAGGGTATTTTGTTGGAGAAGATGAAAAAGATAAAAAAATAACTAAAAAAGTTTTTAAAATATCTATTCCAACATTCACAGTAAGTATGCTTCTAGTAGTATTTGTTCCAACAACTAAAGAAGCTTTACTAATATATGGAGTAGGTGGAACTATGGACTATGTTAAATCTAATCCTACAGCTAAACAGATTCCAGATAAATGCATCAAAGCCCTTGATAAATGGGTAGACAGTTGGTCTATTAATAAAAACGACAGTATAAAATGATATAGTTCATAATTTAAAAGAATGAATAAGTTACTTACAATATTAAAATTAAGCTTTGTAAGCCGTGTGTCGTTGGTTTGAATCCAACTATGTAGTGATCTACATATAGCTCAATTGATAGAGCAACGATTTTTATTAGTAACTTTATTTTTAGAAATAACTTATTTTTAATATGGGATACTTACAATACTAAATCACATTAGCTCATTAGGTAGAGCATCCGATTGCTAATCAGAGTGTACTTGGTTCGATTCCAAGATGTAAATTATTTAGTATCTTTTTATGTGAGGTCTTAGTTTAAAAAGGTAGAACGACTATCTTAGGTAAAAAGCTTCGGGTTAGAAAGTGTTCCCTTAGAATAGAGTAATGGTGTAGGTTCGAATCCTACAGATCTCCCTAATCCAAACTATAACAATATTATTGACGTGCCGGGGTATCTTGAGTAAAGTGGCAGTATACAACTTTACAAATATGGATACTAACGATAGGATAAAATCGGACCTATTACTAAGGAAGAAATTGTTATTCTGTACAGGGTTTGGATTAATTTGGTCGGGTAACTCAATAAAAATTGATTTTAGTAATTTTATTAGTTACTTACAATAACATAATTTTCAAAAAGGTTAGAGTATTTGTCTGCTAAACAAAGTGTTATGGGTTCGATTCCCATCCCGACCGCTAACTCCTTAGTTGATAGAGCAATGTATTATTTTTAGTAACTTAAAAAATTAATAACATGAGAATTGGAGATAAAGTAATAATAAGTCCTTCAGCTACTCACAGTAACAAAAAACCTGGAATATTTCAAATACGTGATTGGGATGGTCCTTTATATATTTTAGATAATGGTGATGGATATTTTGAAAGTGACCTTATTCCTGCTGATCCTTTAGAAGTTGGCGATAAAGTAACTGTAAAGACAGATTTAGGTTCAATGAAACATTTTCCTCATGGATTGGTTTCAGCAATGTTATCATATGAAGGTAAAATAGTAACTATATCCGAGAAACATGCTTCTACTTATGAAGATAGAATTGGAGAAGGAATGTATTACTATTATTTACAAGAAGATCCAAATGAATATAGCTGGCCTTTATGTGCTTTTAATACAGAAACAATAATTAAACAAAGTAAAAATTATGAAAATCGATTACAAAAACATGAAACTTCTGTCACCAGAAGAAGTACAGAACTCCGAATTGGAGTACGCTGTAGAAAACACAAAGCTAGAGTTGAAGTCAGCTCTCTTAAACACAAAAAAGTCGTTGGGAGAGGCTAATAGTGCACTCAAAGACTTAAAAAGTGATTATCCTATAGATATTGATGCAATTGTTGAAAAGACTCTTGATATAAGAGACTTGGAGGATGGCATCAAAATTCTTGAATCTCTTATGACTGAATTTGGATTTAAATGATGTAATTATACATCTTACCTTTTAATCATCATATTTTTTAGTCCTCAGCGGAGGACTTTTTGATGGATTAGTGTAGTGGTAGCATACAGAATAATTTGATAGAAATCTAGTATCTTTTTAGATACTTACCATATCAAAAAGTTCTTTTAAAATGCATTCCAAGCCTGAGGCGGAGGTTCGATTCCTTCATCCATCTCTATAGGTTACTTACTAAATCTTAGCATACACTGTTGGTTCGATTCCAACTTTTTCCACATTGGGAGAAATCGCTCAATGGTAGAGCATCAAATTCATAATTTGACGTAATTTTTTAGTAACCTTTTTCTTTAAAAAACTAAATTAATTATATAAAAGATACTTACAAAACTATTAATATATGTTGGTTCGAATCCAACCTTCGTATTTACGATGTGGCGAAATGGGTATACGCGAGAATCTCGAAAATTCTTTATAAATTAAGTATCTTTTATATGAAGAGAGTCGTCTAATGGTAGGACAACGTAGTTATTAGTATCATATGGTACTTACAAACTTACTTAACAATGCTTTTGGGTGCCGTTAATGTGTGGTTCGAATCCCACCTCTCTTCCTTTGTTTTGAAAAAAGTTTTGGCTTTTAACTTTGCATTTTTTAAATGTTATATTATGGAGAAGCAGTGGCTTCATTAAAAAGGAATTCATTGCGAAATGAGTTCCTTTATTTAACTGAATATTTTTTTTAAATGAATATATTGTAGAAATTAAAAAAGTAACAAACATTTTTATTATGGGAAAAGGTAGAGGTTTACTAATAGTGAGACAAAAGTCTGCACTAAAAAGATTGGAAGCTGCTTATGAAAAATTTAAGGCAGCTGGTGAAGATAAGAAACCTTGGGATTCAACCCGAAATGGTTTTCCTGTCCATCACAAAGGTAGGAGTTATAATGAAGAATGTGAAAGATTGAAGAAAGAAATTTCTATTTTGAAGGATAAAATTTCAAGAACTCATATTTAACATTTTTTAACTATAACATCTAAAAAATAAAAAATAAATTTAAAACTCTAAGATACTTACAAATATTTATTTGATTAAACATAAGAAAGTAACAACATGATAAAGAATAAATTTTAAGTATCTTTTTAAGCCTCCATGGGGGAATTGGTAGACCCGAGGGACTTATGGAAGCTTTTTAAGCTAATTTGAGTGCTATGGCGAGAAATCCCATATGAGAATCTCCCTAAAACGGTGGAAGTCCTTAACTGATGTATTAGAAAACGGTCTACTTGTATCTGTACAAGAGGTTTCACCAACCATGAGAGGTGGGTAAATATCATCCTAATGCATCAGACAGAACACTAACCAATAATGTGTAAGGATAATACCGTGCTAAATTGAGATAATGACCTCCTTCACAGGACTGGGAAAGTTAAAAGCTTTTTATCTCATAAATGTGTAGAGAGTATATAGGAGATACCTAAGTTGAAATTGATTGATAATTGAAAGTACGGCCAGTTGCAAAGGTTCAGCATAAAATATGCTTGCTAAAATTATCAATTACTTGCAAGAATTTCAATATGGTAAAGATGTATTCCAGACCACAACAAACAATTTACAATGAAAAGTAGGTTCGAGTCCTCCTGTCTCTGAAAAACGAGGTGGTGAAGCTAAGAGGATGGCTAAATTGTTTGGCTATGGTAACATAGAGTGGCAGGAAAATCCCTTGCTGTAAAGCGTTCCGGTTCGACTCCGGATGGAGGTACAATGTCGTGATGACATTAATAAAAGATTAAATGTTCAAATTGTTTTAACTCGTTAGCTACTCACGAGGTGTAAAGTAGTAGCAAATTGGATCATGGTGTAATGATAGCACAACAGATTTTGGTTCTGTTTGTCCCAGTTTGAATCTGAGTGGTCCAACTATATAAGTTACTTACAATATTATTAACAATTAACAGTACTTAAATAAGTATCAGCGGTTCGAATCCGTTATTTCCCGCTTTTGGGAGATTAGCATAGTGGTTAATGCAATTAATTTAAAGTAACTTTATTAGGGACGATAGCTCAGTCAGGTAGAGCTATAGATTTTTCAGCTTCCAAAGCTTTAAGGTGAAGCACGAAACTTTTAATTTCGGGAACACGGGTCAGTACCGTGTGGAAGCACAAATTAAATTAAATTTAATGTAATATGATAACAAAAGAAAAAGGAAACATTGGTGAAGCTGTTATTTTATCTGAATTTGTTAAAAGAGGAATATAGTGTTCTCTTCCATTTGGTGATGCAGCTAGATATGATTTAATAGCAGAGTTTAATGGAAAATTAAATAAGATACAAATAAAATATTGTGCACAAATTACAGAATATAATTCTATTATTTGTCCTTGTGCTAGTAGTACTAATCATACTACAAATAAGCATTATACTACGTATGAAAATGATGTAGATTATATCGCGTGTTATATACAACCATTAGATAAAAGTATATTAATTCCTATAAAAGAAATAGGAAAGCAAAAATCTATTACCGTTAGAATAACTCCTACATCAAATAATCAGCAAAAAGGAATTCATTATTTAGATGATTTTTCTTTTGATAAATGTATTATAAAAGATGATATTGAAATTAATTTTTAAATCATAAGACCTGGGTCCGATTCCCAGTGGTCGAACAATAAATTTAATATCCGGGGTGAGTGAAACAGTTTACACGCTAGTCTCATAAGCTAGAAACATCAGGCGCGACTCCTGAACCCCGAACAATTATTCCTTTTTTCGTTAGTTTTGTGGCATATACTAAGATACTTACAATAATAAAATGATGTTTAGTTCATTTGGTTAGAACGATTTCTTTTGATGAAATAAGTAACAAGTTCGAGTCTTGTAATATCAACCAGAAGTATCTTTTATGGGGATGTAGTGAAGAAGTTATCACGTCACTCTTTCAAGGTGGAGTCCCAGGAGCGTTACCTGGCTTCCCTACTTAGTCCAAGCAATAATCTGAGCTTGTAAAAGAATAGGAGGAGTTCTGATAGTTAGAACTGTAAAGCTATTTGTGTTTAGAGGAGAAAAATAACTCCAGTTACCGCATGTAATTAGATTGTAACGAATAAATTCCTGAGAAATCAGTAGAATCCGAAAAAACTTATATTATTATGACTATGGAATATTATAAGAAGTAGGATTATTTTGGGGAGTTTGAGCATGGTTAAGCTCGATTGTATTTAGTATCTTATACTTGATACTTATAAACTCTTAATTTACAATTTCTGGGATACAATCCAGAAGTACAAGTTCGACTCTTGTACTCCCCGCTGCTCCAACCATGGAATATAGGTTGTAAAAGAATTTATTCAGCTTTGGTAGTTAAGCAGTAACTATTCCTTAGAAGAACAAACACGCTTTGGCGAGGGATGACCTAAATGTGTTCCAATAGTCTTACTATTGTAGAATCTCGAAGCAATGTATTTATGAGCATATAAGAATATATTAGGGAATCGAGATTATTTTTTGGGGTCATAGTATAAAGGCTATTATTTTAGATTTGCATTCTAAGGATTTGAGTTCGATTCTCAATGGCTCCACTATTAAAATTTAATTAAATTAAATAATTATGGATATAAAAGAACTAACAAATGAAGAATTAATTCAACTGTTTAAAGAAAATAGCTTATCTATGTAGGCTATAGAACATAAATATAGCCTAGGAAAAAATTCAGTTGGAAGATTATTTACTAAAAGAGGTATAAATTTTAAAGAGATAAAAGAACAAGAAGCTAAACGTATTCGTGAAGAATACGAAGCTAATCCAAAATGTTGTAAATATTGTGGAAAACCTATTCCTTTTGAAGAAAGAAATAGAAAAGAATTTTGTAATCAATCATGCTCAGCTTCTTATAATAATATTAGAAGAAATGGAAATACTGAAAGAAAAAGTCCAGATCCAAATAAAAAATATTATTGTTTAAGTTGTGGTAAAGAATTAAAATATTCAAGTTCATCTAATATGAAATTCTGCAATCAAAAATGTATGAATGATTATAAATATAAACAATATATAGAATCTTGGAAGGAAGGAAAAGAAGATGGTCGCGCAGGATTATATGATATAAGTAATCATATAAGACGTTATTTCTTTGAAAAGTATAATTCTTCTTGTTAGATTTGTGGTTGGAATAAAGTAAATCCTCATACTGGAAAGGTTCCACTCCAATTGCATCATATAGACGGAGATTGCTTAAATAATAAAGAAGAAAATTTACAACTATTATGTCCAAATTGTCACAGTTTAACAGAGAATTTTGGAAGTTCTAACAAAAATAGTTCTAGAATTTATAGAAAACAAAAGGGAAATCTAGAAGAAAGATATATAATAGAAAAAGAAGAAAATCTGTGTGATACAGATTGATTCTTTTATATTCATAATAGGATACTTACTAAATTAATAAAATTAATAGTTTATAAGGCTGAAATATTTATCTATACTTAGTATCCTTTTATTGGTCCTGTAATTCAACTGCATAGAATAACTGACTTCTAATCAGTATGTTGGGTGTTGGAGTCACCCCAGGATCACTATAATCTATACTAGATAAGATTCGAGGTTGAATGACAGTGCATCATATAATCATATTTAAGCAGAGAGTGATTCTAGTTAAACTCTCAATGGGATTTAGGTCAAACGGTTAAGATGTCTGCCTGTCACGCAGCACGGAGCGGGTTCAACTCCCGTAAGTCCCGCACCCGTCCAGAGAGCTATAGACGTTAAATAAGTTCCTTTTAGCACTTACAGTTTTGATAGGTAAACTTTAAAAGTAGTTGGCTGATTAATTTCTAGAAATCAGTAGTTTGTTGATATTTCTTTCCTTGAAAAGCGAAATATCAGGCATAGTTAATAATATTTAATACTATGTAACAATAGAGGTCTGGTAAACCTCTATTTTTTACGTGTTACAATCACGAGATACTTACAAAGTCATATTTTATGAATTTTTAGCTCATTAGGTAGAGCAATATCCTTTTAAGATGTGTGTAGTTGGTTCGATTCCAACAAAATTTATTTTTAGTATCTCCTTTTTATAATGTCCTATGGTGTAGTGGTCAAACATATCTGACTTACATTCAGCAGATCCTTGGTTCGAATCCAAGTAGGACAACTGTTATTAACAGTTTATATTTAAAGGGAATTCAATCTTTTATAGATTGGGTTCCCTTATTTTTTTTATTAATAATAAATAAGTATGAAAAGTATTAAAGAAAAGGCAGAAGAATATACTTCTGACATAACAAATTCAATAACTAACAATGCTGCATTTTTGGCATATAAGACAGGTGCAAACTATGTGCTTGAAGAGATTGAAACTATCATCAAAGCAGACCTTGGTAGTTATAAATCACAATTAGATAGAATTAAAAATGTTATTGAACAACTAAAGAAATAGGCTATGAAAGAAATATTCATTGGAACTGCCAAAGCATGCCTCTTTATGGGTACACTAATTGGAGTGTATTGGGCATTAAATGGCTTTAAAACGCTTGCGCAAATTGATATTATAGGTGTTTTAGTAGTTGGTGCTATAGTAGGGTATTATGTAGACAAAGAACAACTAAAGAAATAAGGCTATGAAAAAACTAATATTATTAGCACTTATCGCCTTGGTGATGGTAGAGTGTGATATGCCAATAGACGAGATAAATGCTTCTGGAGGCGATAAGTATATTATATCTTCTAAAACTAAAAAGGCCAATGAATCATTTTATCGTTATAGACTAATCAAATTTGGAGGGTCAGAGTATTATGATTATCTGTATAAAGATTCTACAAATTTTAATGTTGGCGATACTATAATTATAACTGCCAGAAGAGTTGGTGATTAAATTAAAGGAGAAGTAACTATGTTGGTAATTATATTTCTATCCGTCTGTTTTTTATATGCTTATATGATTGGTGACTTTGCTGATGGTGAATATAATGATTGGGCAGATAGACATCTAAATGATAAGGAAAAATAATTATGAAAATGTATTCAACAACTATTTTATTGTCTGTTTCTATTTGGCTTATAGCAATTGGAGTACATATAAATAATCTTATCCTTGTAGGTATTGGAGGATTTCTTGTAGGAATTTATAATGCAATGATACAAACAAGATTAAAGGAGAAATAAATGAGTAATATTAATGAATATCAAAAGTATTACTGTTCAAAACCAACAAAGTCAAATAGGGAATGTTGTAGAACTTGTACATCAAGGAATCCAAACATTAACTGTGAGTTTTTAACAATGGAAACAATACAAATTATAGAGTCATGACACAAGAAGAAAAATCTCTATTACTCCAAGATCTTTGCGCAAGGTTGCCTTATGGAGTTAAAGTACAGCCTTCAAGTTCTACATCTCCACATAAATTTGTAGGTTACGATAAGAGTTTAGTAAGAATAGATACTGACCAAAGATTTGAGTTAGAAAATATCAAACCCTATCTTCGTCCAATGTCAAGTATGACTGAGGAAGAGAAATGTAAGTTTAATTCTTATTATAATATGTTCAATAATAATCCAGTAGGATTAATAGATTGGCTTAATGCTCATCACTTCGATTATCGTGGACTGATTGAAAAAGGTCTTGCATTAGAAGCTCCTGAAGGAATGTATAAAGAATGGATTTCTATTAGAGGTAATCTTAAAGAGGATAAAGAAGGTAATATTGTAGGAGGACTTAAGTTATGATTACAGAAGACTACGTTAGTTTTGAAACAGCAAAACTCCTAAAAGAAAAAGGATTTGATGAAGATTGCCATGCTCATTGGGATTTAACCACCGAAACAAAAACTCCAAAAATAGGATTATCAGTTTCATCAAAGAATTGGAATTATAAATGGAATCCTATTCAGTTCCCAATATCTGCTCCAACTCACCAAATGGCAATGAAGTGGTTGAGAGAAGTGCATAATATTTTTATAGTAATTGAGCCTCATATGTATGATTATATTAATGAGAAAAATTCAAGTTATGTAGCATCATTATGGCAAGGAGATAATTATTACGAAAATATTATATCGAAAGATTGTCCAACTTATGAAGAAACTGTTGAAGCAGCGATTAAGTATTGTCTTGAAAACTTAATTTAAATAACTATGTGTTATAATATGAATAACAAAGGAATAGAGGACGAAGAAAAGTTCTGGATTGATTGGTTGAAAGAATTAAGGAATAGAAATAACTATGACAACAATTAAATCATACACAGACTTGCAGCAGTCAAAGAAGTTGGCTGAGATATTACCGCTTGAAAGTGCGGACATGAAATGGTTTTTCTGGAAAGAAGAAATAGACGCTCCTAAACCACCTACATTTGGTTATAGTAAAA